CGTGTGCAGCTTTTCGCGGCCCTCTACGTCGCGGGCTGGTGAGTCCATCCATGCTTTCGTAATCTCCTGTCGAATGTCGGCAAAGGCTTGTGCGAAGGCTTCGTTCTCCAGCACTTCGCGGGCCTTGACGCCGTCATAAACTCGTTGTTCAAGCGTTGCCATCGGCGGCTACATCCTCATTGGCTTGTTGTTCGGCGGCCTGCAGTGCGGCGTCTTGCTGCTGCTTCGCTGCGATCTGCGCGATGACGATCTTTGCGTCGATCTCGCGGTCCAATTTGTACTGCTGGAAGGCGATTTCCTGCTCACGTTCCGCCACGCGGTTCTGCTCCTTCAGCTGATTGAACTGCGCCTCGTATTGCAGCTTGAGTGCGTGCTTCTCGGCCTCTGCCTGCTGGCGGAACTGGTCGATCTGCATCTGCGCCTGCGCCTGGATCTGTGCTGCCTCTTGCTTCAGTTGCGCATCCATCTGTGCCTGCTGCTGCTTGAGCTGCATCTCACGCTGGTGCGCCTGATCGTCCAGTTGCGCCTTGACGATGGCCGGGTCTTGCTGCGGCTGTTTCGGCGGCATGTTCTTCGGGCTCGTGAAGTAGGCGTCACCCGACTTGAAGCCGAGTGCCTCGGTGAACTTCACTTGAGAGTTGTAGACGTTCTCCGGCGTGGCGGTGCCAATCTGGAGGCCGGCCATCTGCTGCTGGAACAGCATGTTCAGGTGCGCAACCTGCTGGTCTTTGTTGCCAGTGCCGAGGCCAACGTTGATGGTCAGGTCGAACTGGCTATTCCACTCGCGCGGGTCGATGTTCGCCCAGCCGCCAGACAGCTGCACCTGCTCGGCTTTATTTTGGTGACGCGTCACGAGACGCAGCATCTTCTTAAACAGCAGCGTGAAGCCAGTTTCCGCCATCGTGCGTGCGATCATCTCGACGCCCTGATCTGCGCGATTGGTGACGATGTTTGATTGCGTGGCTGTCTGCGCAAGCTGCATGTTGCCGCCTTGCGTCTGCCGCGAGTATTTTGTGGACTCTTCCGCGTCGATCTCGGTAGCCTCCAGCAGCGACATGGCGCCCGACATATCGCTCATGCCCTGCTGAAGCGGGCCTACAGCACCGACCTGTTTGACGCGAACTACGCCACCGGGGCGCGAGTTCAGCAGATCATCAAGGTTGACTTGGCCCTCAACGGCAATTGTGCGGCCATTAACTTGCAAGTACATGTTGTCCAGCATGACGCGCTTTAGGCTCGTCTTGACCTTCTGTGCCTGCATTGCCAGGTCAGCCGGCGACATGCCGAAATACTGGTGCGGCAGCGGGATCGATGCAAGATCAACGAACGGGTTCGCGTCAACCTTCTCGTAATCGAGGATGCGGCCACCAGCACGCACGACCTTGTACAGCGAGCGGCCACGACCCTCAATGTCGGCGTGCATATAGCATTCTTCCAGCCACACGCGGCGAGAGTCGGGATCTTGCATCTCGCTAGGCGAAGTCAGTGCGTACGTCGAGCCGAACTGGTCGCGCTCCACCGATTCAGGCGTAGGCTGCGCGTCGTCAGTCTGGATGCTGTCTACGTTCTTGTAACCGCTAGCCTTGAGCTGGCCGATAGTGCGCATGACTTTGTGCGCCTTGAACGTCTCATCGTCAATATGCTTGCACGAGCGGGAGACGTACATCTCTTCAGGCGGCACGTTCTCGACGCACAGCTTACCGTTTGCTTTCGTGCGTTTCAGCGTCACGTCATACAGCATCGGCACCGGCTGCGAGGCAAACTGTTCTAGCTGTGCCTGAGCCTGTTGCGCCTGCTGGGCTGCGTTCGGGTCTTGCATCGCTGCCTGAGCCATTTGTGCAAGCTGGGCCTGCATCTGCTCAAGCTGCTTTGCCTTAGCCTTGGCTGCGTCCTCGTCCTCATATGCCTTTTGCGCGACGACTTCGACCTCATCGTCATCCAACAGCAGAGCAAGCTGCACATCGGTCTGGCCGGTGTACTCTTCCTCGGTCACGATGGGCGTGTCATCCCACCAGACTTTGATGAAGCCCTTCTTCGACTTCAGCGCGTCAAATATCCAGGTGTAGATGACCTCGTACCCGCTGCACTTCTTGCGCAACAGGTAATTGAGATATTCAGTGGCTTGCTTGGCCTTCTCTTCGTCGCTCGGCTGAGTCGCAGCGAACTCCACCACGTTCTCAGTGCCGCAGAAGACCTTGACCAGGGGCGCGTGCATACCAAGGACGGTATTGCGCACAGTGGTATCGACGACAGAAGACCGCCCTTCGATTTCAGGCGGCGCAAGATCGCCCTTGGGGAGGGCGTGGAAGTAATACTCTGCGCGTTGTCGCTCAGTTGCAAGCTTGCCGTTGCCGCCGCAGTAGCTTTGCGCATCCTGCATCTCGGCATCGGTCAACGCTAATAGCTCGTCGTCTGTCAGTCGGGCCATATTCTAGGGAGGCGCTTCACAGCGTTGTCCCAAAAGGTTGTTTGACTAAATTATATACGGAAACTCTACCGTATTGCCGATTATTAATAAGCTGTAGCTATTTAAGCAGTGGCTGTGTTGCTGAGACAGCCGACATAAACCTCTTGCTGCTTTGCCAAAGCGTCCCACGTGTTCTCACCTGGCCTTACAACAGCAATGTACTCAGAGATTGCGCCCTTGATGCTCATCCTGTACCAGTCGCCGCGATACTCGCCGCGCTCGATTAGCCTGATGTGTGGCTTCATGCATACCCCATCGTCTTGTAGTTGAGAGAGCCGCCCCACTCATCATTGCTCAGCTGATCGGCCACAAGCGAGAGGTAACGGAAGGCGTCGGCACCGTGCGAATACTGGTCATGCAGAGGCGTCACGCCCTCGCCAGTCTTCTGGCTGATGTTCCAGCGATAGCGCTTCAAGCACTCGATCAACCTGGCTGCGCGGTCCTTGTGGAAGTACACGCGCGGGAACACTTCCCGGGCACGGTCGATGCCAGTGTTCACGTGTGCCTGCGGTACGGGCTGCACGTTCCAGCCGAGGCCACGGAGCACTGTGGCGTCATCCTTGCCGGTCTGGTGGCGCGTGTGGAAGCCATCGTGCGGCAGGTAGACATTCCCCCAATTCATCGGCTGATCGTCAAGCCTCAGGGCGCGCAGCTCGGCACTGTAGTCAGCCAGGATGCGTTGCGTACCCTCGATGTAGTGGATGATTCGAACCTCAGACGCCACCTTCTGCGCCAGGATCAACGTCATGCTGTCAGCCATGCCCAAGTCAAAGATAACGTGCGTCTTCAGCGAACCATCGTGCGGCACATCACGGATGCGGCCAGCCTGCACGGTTTGCGACATCGCCTCAAAGTAGATGGCGCCCTCGACGGCAGGCTTACACATACCTTCCCATACGTGGTTATAGTCCTCGGGGCGCATGGTCGCTTGGGCATGCTGACGCTCTTGGTCGAGCACAGCGGGGAACCATGGATTGTCTGACCAGTTCATGAGCACCGACACGCAATCAGGCGGCGGATTGGTCACGAAGCGGTCGTGCGTCGGGTCAGTCTCAAGCTCAGGGTTGTACGTTACCCATATCTCAGAGCCCTCCTTACGGATCGTCGGGATCAGCGTCTTCCAAGACTTGTCGCTGATGGTCTGCGCCTCTTCACACCAGCAGATGTCGACGCCCTCGAACGACTTCAGGCTAGTAGCCGTCACATCGGACAGGCCTGAGAAGTAGATGCACGAGCCATTAGGCCCGCGTATCTCGGTCTGCAGGATCTCAAAGTGGGATTGCAGCCCTAGCGCCTCGATCTGATCGCTCAGGAGCTGGTGAACGGACTGCTGGATAGACTTCTGCACCTCACGCGTACACAGGACGCGCGTTGTCTTCTGCATGCAGTGGATGAGGATTGCCCGGGCGAATGACCAGGACTTGCCGCTACCTCGACCACCTCGGGCCACCTTGTAGCGGTGCGGCTCAAAGAGGAAGCCGAGCTTTTCGGGGAACTCTATGTCAAGCTGACTCATTCGGCTTGCGTAGAGTGATCGTGATGCCGCTCACCAGGTGCTCACCGTTCTCGCCGGGGCCATTCACCTGGAGGGGCAAGAGCTTGGGATAGATGCTAGTCCAGAAGGCTCGCTCGTTCTGAGGTTCCTCCTGTGCCCATGCGACCAATCGGGCGGCGCCGCCTAGCTCGTCGGCAGCTTGGGCGATTGCATCCTTGACGGCCTGCGTTGTCTTGTTCGCAGAACCCTTTGGGCGTCCCTTGCCAGCGTTCGGCGGGAGTTTTTTAGTATTTCCCTCTACTTTACTGTCGCTCATTCTCTTCCGGAGCGCTTCGCAGCGTATCCGGCCTCGTTGTTACATTACCAATATGCGGCGCCACACAGCAATAAGCCCTGCAGCAGTATCACGGCTATCACGCCATGGCCGGGGAATGCATCCCACTTCTTCTCGACATAATTACCAATCGCCATGCCTAGCCACATTGAAATGCACGCATCTACAATGATAAGGCCAGAAATCAGCAACACTGGTTCGCTTGCACTCATCCCCTACTCCTTCATCGTCTTACCAATCTCTGCGGCTGCTCGGGTAGAAGCCATCATGCGCGCCTTTAGCTTGTCCCCGTCATGGCTGTTGTACCTTTCGACCACATAGACCCTGCGCGCCGGGTACACGTCCACGCAATCTCTATTTGGCATTACGTTCAGATCAAGCGAAACTTCAAGCTGGAGACAGTCGCCCGGGAACTCCACCGGATTCCATATCCACACCGCCCCATCCTTATCCGTCACCCTTGGGTGATCGTTCTCTCCATCAGGCCAGGTGAGCGTGATGCCTGCTGCTCGTGCTGCGAGCGTTAAGAGTTCGTGGTCAACCATGCTGCGGCTCGTTCACGCGGAAAATAGTCAGGATCGCGCCGACAATCAGCACGTAGACGACAAAGGCGTAGAAGTATTCCATAGTCACCTCAAGGCAGCGCACTAAATGCAAGCTTGGCAATAGATGCCAGCATCAGGCCAATACCGAGCAGGAAGCCAGGGCCGGCAACGTAGTCGATCGTGCGGGTGTCACCGTACTTTTGCACGTACGCCGGGCGCGAATCGCTGCGCAGTACGATGAAGCAGATGACGAACAGAACCAATCCGATTGCGAACATCCCTATCCTCCAAAGTGCGTTGACTATTCGCTGCGAAACAAAGCGATGAGGCCACACAGGGTCATGGCCGCAGCAATCCACATTGCTACGCTCTCACTCACGCGCGGCGCAACATAGATTGCCGCAATGATGAAAAAGTACTGCCACCACTTCATTTTGCACTCCTACCACCCCAGAGATGCGACCAACGACGACCAAAGAGGAACACATACACGAACAAGCCATTGTGCCAATTAATCGTAAAGTTAAACGGGCGCGCCCCTTCGTTGAAGGTGATGTGACCGCGCTTGATTGCGTAAAAACCACCCCAGCGCTTCGCCATGTCTCTACCCATGTATTCCATCCCCTACCCTCCAAAATGTGATTGCTTCAGTTTCCGATGCAGTACCCGCAGATTCACCAGCTCGCCGTACTCGTAGTCCATCTCGACATACTCACAGAGCTTGGCGTGACACTCTCTCTCGCTCATGTTCTCTGTTTCCGATGACAAGCTGGGCATGTTGGATGCTAGCCAGTCGCGGATAGTGTCGAGACATACGTTCATACGGTTTCCAGCACCTTCCCGCATTTCTCGCAGGCCCAAGCCTTGCTCATGCCGGTGTCGTAGTAGAGCGGCTCAGGGTCGCGCACATGCTCGCAGCGCCTCGACGTCCAGAAGAACCACTTCAACCACTCAAGCACACACACCTCGTATAAAAAGAGCCCGCCGTAACGGGCGAAGTCCAAGATCATCTTGGAGGGGAGACACTTTGTGGTGGCCGGTGCTGATCTCCGGCTTTGCATTAGTTCTAGGACGCTGTTACTCCCGTCTATAGGGCAGCCGCGCGTTTTCATCCATGCCGCGCCACGCATTGCGCATCAGCCTGCGCATTCACCACAGGGAATGGGTCGCTAGGCATATCTACTTCCACCCAAGGGCCGCCGGCCCCACGATCCCATTTCCTGTGGTGCCTGTCTTTCCAGGCTGTCCGGCGCTGTCATCTCATCTGCGCCTAACGTCTGATCACCCGCACATTTACCCGTGTGCGGCTACCGATGACTGGCAGTTTGGAGCGGGTGGGGAAGCTTGTTTCTTATTTATAAGTATGGGCGAAAACAGTATAGAGTCAAGCTTTTTGTAAACTATTTATACTGTTTTTCGCCTTATTTCTACAGGCCTTTTCGCTTCTTCAGTCGCTTTAAATATTTGCTCGCAATGACGTATGCTCGGTCTAGCCAATCACGCGAATATTCCCTGGATCGCGGATGGTTCTTCAGCCAATCCACGCGCTCATCACCGATCTTTTGGCGCAAGCGAGTTTCATAGTTAGCGATGTTCCCAGCCTGGAAGTAGTTGCACTGGTCGCACGCCTTATGAATGTTCAGGAGGTTGTATCTGAGCGCCGAATTGCTGCCGACTGATTTGAAATGGGAGCCATGCCATGCGCCACCAGTCCAGTACTGCGGCTTATCGCAGCTGATGCAGCCGTATTCGTGGTCACGTACGCGGGCGATGGCGTTCACCACGTCTTGCAGGCGAGACTCCTTTACGCTGGTCTTTTCCGTCGCTAGCTTCTGTTGTCGAGACTGAACGCGCTTCTCGGCCGCCGCCTTCTTCGCCTGAGCCGCCTTCATCTTCGCCAGCTTGGCTAACGCAATTACCGTTGCGCAGTCTGGCGAGCACCAGGTAACGAAAGGAGCGTGTGGCACGTACTCCTTCCGGCATCCTGGCGCCCTACACTTCTTCGGCTTGACTCGGGCGTAGTTAGCGTTAGGCGCTTTCCGCAGGAATGCAGTGCGCTTCATGCCACCGTATGGAAGCGGAAACCGTCCGGGCGCTTGGCCCACTCGGGATCGTCACGGCGGAACACTTTGGGCGGCACGTAGGCTGGGCGGTGCAGCAGGTTCACGTTACGCGGAGCTGCGGGCGTCGGGATAAACTTCTTAGTCGTCTCCTGCACTTCCCCACGCACAGCAACGTGAGCCTTCGCTGTGATATCGACCTTGTCATCATCGACAGTCAGCCACCCGTGGAGTACGGCGCGAACTAGCGTCTTCTTGCGGGTGTCCGATCCTGAGCCGAAGTCGACGCGCGAGAACAGCTTTGCGCGTTCCATCGGGCCTTCTGCGTAGATCAGCATTGCAGCTTTAGCGGCTGCGGTATGGGGAGCAAGGCGGATCATCTCAGTCATTTCGCCACCCCCATTCCTTCAACGATAGCGGCGACATCAATATTGCAGATTGTCCGCGCGCTGGCGGTATAGCACTGATGACGCACCTTTCGAGCAACCTTCAGACCAAACGCCTTCAGGTCAGCGGGGTTGATTACTTCGGTCTCTGCGCCGCGCTTCTGCAGTTCACGTTCGATATACCATGCCGCCTTACGAAGGTCCTCGATGGCGTCGTGCTTCAGGTCTGCGCGCCAGATGTATTTCATCGCGTTGCCCAGATTGAAACCCATGTGCTCCGTGACCTGGATGCACTCCACGCCCGATGGGTGGGAGACATAATGTTTGGGGTGGTTGACTGCGTCGCGGTTATTCATGTTGTTATCCCTAGTCTTGGTAGTGTGGTTAGGCCGCGTTGGGCGTGACTTCCATGATTCGTTCTGCGAACTGGCAGGCGTTGGACAGAACGCCTACCTCTAGCATCGGCAGCGCCTTGAGATACCAGCCGATGGCCTTCTTGATGGTTTCGTACTCGCGCGTAGTCAGATCCAGGAGCTTCGTCGGGCGCATGCTGGCCTTCATCAGCGCATCGCAGGCGTCTACCGTGATCTGGTAGAAAGCACGGCTCTTGGTGCGAACTGCTACGCATTGAGCGGCTAGCAACTGCTTGTACAGGTGCTGCTGGCCGACGTTGTTGCACTGGCCTCGCTTGGCGGCGTCAAAGTGGCACAGCAGCGGCAGGGCGATTGCGTCAGCGTCTTCCTCACCGACACGCTGCTTGCCAGCGACGAGCGCGAGGGGCGTCAGGATGTTGCGGGCTGTGTTGTCTCGCTTGGTGCTCATGCCCGCTCCTTCACGTTGTCGCGCAAGGCCTGCTTAATCGCCTTATCGAGCTTCACATCCATCGGCATCCAGCCGACAGACTCCCAGCTCACTACCTCGTCTATGTCTCGGCGGGGTGGGCGCTTGGGCCGGATCTGCACCGGGTGCACAAACCACAGGCGCCCTGTCTTGTCCTTTACCTGATAGCCCATGTATTCCTGATGCCTTCCGTAGGCAGGGTTCAAGCCGAGCCCTCGCGCTATTTCCACCTCCTCGCCATTCATGTAATGAAGTTTTTTCGCGTGCTGAATAATCGCCACATCCCCAACCTTGAATTGCTTGCTCATCCCTTTTCCTCCGTCTTGATGTCCAGTGCTTCGTGTGCAAACCTGATCTGAATCGACAGCAGCGTCTTGTCGCCCTTCTTCTCCCGCCATACGATCCGCTTTGCCCATGCCTTGTGATCCACATGCGTCTCCAGTCGGTACGGGATCGCGTCTATCGCTTGTTGGTGTAGGCTCATGCGGCCACCTGTAGCGTCAGAAGCAGGGACTTGAGCCGCTCCTTGCCTTCAGGAGTCGGGCCAGCAAGCAGTGGATGGCTTTTCACGCCCACCATGCGAACGACCGAAGATGCGTGCTCTGGCAGTGCCAGCGTTGCGCGGTCCAGCGAGATCTGCTTGGCGTTCACCGCGTTCGCCAGCATCGCGACCTTGCCCGCCTCGTCCGTCCCGAAGGATGGGAAGTAGGTAGGGCAGCGTCCTTCCAGCTTGGCGCGTTCAATCAGGCGGTTGTAGGTGTCGCGGAACGCCATGCGGGCAGCTACGCGGTCGTTCATCTCCAGCAGCGGTGAAGCAGCAGCCATGGCCTGCGCCATCTCGTCGGTCAGCATCGCGGAATCACTTTCCGACTTCGGCATCAAGGCCCAGGCTTCATCAGCGCCAAGCCAATTGCCGTCGAGTTGGGAAGCGCAACCAGCGACGATGTCTGCCAATTGCGGCTTGAAGCGATTCGTCGTGATGTAGTTGCGAACCGACTTCATGACCGCCCCTGGCGGGAAGTGACCAAGACCCTGCATCCACATGTCCACGCGCTCGTCCGAGAACGGCGTGAGGTCGTACTCAGTCGTCACCAAGGCAATCGCCTGCGCAATCTCTAGGTCGATTCCGAGGCTAGCGTTAGGCTGCTCCATTGGCTTTCCTTTCGAAGTAACGTTGAACGGCTGCCATCGTCTTCTGCTGGTTCGTCGTGCCGGTCGGGACGATGGACAGTGGCTGCTGCTTGGCGCGCTTGATGAACCCATCGACCTTCGGGCCGTTACGGCAAATCAGCTCGATGTCGTCATGGATGGCCTTCTGCTCGTTGTCGCCCATGTGGAACGGCGAGAGCTTGCAGCCGTCAACCGCTTGGCAGAGGTCGGCAACGCTGTAGCCGTCGGAGAGACGAGCGCCGATAGCCTTGGCCCGCTTGTCGTCCAGCTTGGCCTGCTGATGGCCCATGGCGAGCTGCCAGTAGGCGAAAACGTCTTTCACGTCGTCGCTTGCACGGTGCTCCTTGCGGCGATCAACCTTTGCCGGCTTGGCAGGAATGATCTCGACTGGCTCGGCAACGACGACCTCGGGAGCGGCAGCGACCGGAGCGCTTTGCGCGTTGAGGGATTCAGGAATCAGGGAAGGGGAATCAGGAATCAGGTTAAGGGAATCAGCCCGAGTGCTTCCGATTTTTTCGGAAGTCGCGCCGATAGACTCAGATTCACTTGCGGAAGACTCCTGCGCCATTTCCGGCGAAGGCAGTTCCGACACCGCTTCGTTCTTGTGTGGGTTCTGATGCTTGACGAAGTTGATGATGACGATGCACTTCACATCACCAACAACGTAGCGCTTGATGAAGCCTTGAGCCTGTAGCCAGTCCAGCATGGAATTGACATCCATGCCTTCACGGTACGGGAACACTTCGCCTTTGATGCGAAGAGGACGATCCTCAAGACGGCCTTCGCGGTCAGCGAGAACCCAAAGGCCTTCAAACAGGAGCGTGTAGAGAGGGTCAGCAACTCCGAGAACTTCGTTCTTGAAGATGGATGGTTTGATGTTGCGAGCGCGGGCCATGCTCAACGCTCCTTCAGCGGCTCGACCGCTTCAACCTTTGCCTGAGCGTGCAGGTAAAGGTCAACGAACTCGTTGAGCTTCTTGCGAGCCACCAGTTCAAGGTGGCCCGCCGCATCCTTTGCCGCCCCGTCAGGGCAAGCAAGGCGCCGCTTCTGAGCAGTCCTCAGTTCTACGGCGTAAGCGACGATTTTTTCTTCCAGGTTCATAGATCCCTAGTTGGTATGAGTTTGCGGAATCCGCCAAAACC